GACCTTGACTACTTCAACAAAATTACAAAAGGTGGTCTTCCTAATAAGACTCTCAACATCGCTCTGGCTGGTACGGGTGTCGGAAAAAGTCTCTTTATGTGCCACCTGGCTAGTTCCGTCCTACTGCAAGGCCGCAACGTTCTCTACATCACTCTTGAAATGGCGGAGGAGAGAATTGCTGAACGAATTGATGCAAACTTATTGAACGTCAACATTCAAGAAATCGTTGACCTTCCCAAACAGATGTTTGAGACTAAGGTAACCAATCTTGCTAAGAAGACTCAAGGAACTCTTATAATTAAAGAGTACCCTACTGCGAGTGCTCATAGTGGACACTTCCGTGCCCTTATTAATGAACTTGCACTTAAAAAGTCATTTAAGCCTGATATTATTTTCGTTGATTACCTTAATATATGTGCTTCCTCTCGGTATCGCTCAAACGGCACTGTCAATTCATATTCGTATATTAAAGCGATTGCAGAGGAACTTAGAGGGTTGGCTGTTGAAACAAACGTCCCTATCGTATCTGCCACGCAGACCACTCGTTCTGGTTATGGTAGCTCTGATGTTGAGCTTACTGACACTTCTGAATCCTTTGGTCTCCCTGCTACTGCTGATCTTATGTTTGCCCTTATTAGCACTGAAGAACTTGAATCCCTGGGACAGATTATGGTGAAACAGTTGAAGAACCGATATAACGATCTCAATATGAATAAGAGATTTGTAGTTGGTATCGACCGAGCCAAGATGCGACTGTATGATTGTGAACAGTCTGCACAACACGACATCCTTGACAACGGTCAAGATGATGACTATAATAATGAAGAAAGAAAATCAACCAGTAAATTCGAAGGATTTAAATTCTGATGTCTATCGATCTTAACAAATATGTCGAATTCGTCGATACTACCACTTCCCAACCGAGTAAAAGTTTTTCAGACTTTACTACCCGTTTGGGAGATCTTGAGGAACAAGGATTTCCTACCGAGCGACTGCTTACTGCTGCTGTAGGTATGTCTGCAGAAGCTGGTGAGTTCACTGAGATCGTGAAGAAGATTGTCTTTCAAGGCAAACCCGTCAATGAAGAGAATCTGTTTCACCTGAAACGTGAACTGGGTGATATTATGTGGTACGTATCTCAAGCTTGTATGGGTCTGGATATTTCTATTGAAGAAGTTATTCAGATGAATTTTGAAAAACTATCTGCTCGTTATCCTGAAGGTGCATTCAGTATCGAGCGTTCTGAAAATCGTAAGGAGGGAGACCTGTGAGTAAAAAAGTAACTTTGGAAATGGACGTTCATTCTGCTGCAGAAGTTCGTCGGATTTTGTTTGAAGCCCAGAAGGGTTATACCTACGAAGTCCAGAGTGTTCCTAATCGAATCTTTAATGTTCGTGAAGTCATCACTGACTTGGATGATGCAATCAGTCAAGTGGTAGAGTGATAATTGACCCCTTCTAAATATTAGGAGGGGTATTTTTTTATCTAATGGCAAAGTTAAACGAAGGAGATGTGATGGAGGGCGTGTTTGCAATCGCTCTCGCACAACTTTTTGCCTATGATAAAATCGATAAGGGTAAACTGAATTCAATCAGATCCAAGATTGAACCAAAGATGTTTCAGACTGGTAGATTCCAGACTGTCGTAAGGAAGTTCAGTGATGGAATGCCTGAGGATAATATTCAAGTCAATCTAATCGTCAGACTGAAGTATCAATCTACAAGAGATGCATTTGGGCCAAACTTTGAAGTGTTACTAGAGAAGTCGTCAGATGTCGGTAACATTGGTAGAAAGATTGATACATTAATTTCTTACACTAATACGAAATATAGAAACAAGATTAAACGCATCAAAGATGCTTATTTGAAAAACAACCAGAGTGATAATGTTGATATCACAATTACCGCTGATGGAATTGCAGGAGAATCCAGTGGTGGTGAAATCAAGGGAGACCTAGATGTTGATGTCGTAATCAATGGTAAGACTTACTTGGATGAGAGATTAAATTTCTCAATGAAGTCTGGAAGTAAGACACTTGCCAACCTGAGCCCCTACAATGGTATGATGGATATACTTCGGAGGTTCGGTATCAGATTACCCAATGAAGACCGATACAGAAAAATTCTGGGTGAGACTCTCGCCACTGCAAGAACCTCACAAGAGAAAAAACTGAAAGTTCAAACCATCAGAGAACTGTACAGTGACATTAAGAAGGGATTAAATTCTCTTGGTTCTACTCCTCAACTCAAACAAGCTGCATTCCAATTGTTTAGAGACGTGACCTTTGGTTCTGACCTTGCTGATGTTGTTGATGTTGACAAAACAAAGGTAAAGGAAATTACCATCGATCACATCAATGAACTGGAAAAGAATACACAATCTGTTGAGACTGTGATGACTGGAGACAACATCAAGTTTAAACTGAATCCTGGAAACAAGGAACTGTTCCAACTCAGATTCAAGAACAGATCTAGTGAGGTCAATGGTGAATTCAATATTAAAGAACTTAAGTTCTATGTGGAGGCTGGTAGTGGTGCCTACGCAAAGTAAATTATCTAACAGAATAAATATCTACATATACGAACAGATCTGTAATATTAAAAAGTAATGAAGAGTTTTAGTCAGTTCATTGCAGAGGTGGTGACCCAGGCTTCTGATCAAGCCAAGAAGATGGGTTTGAAAGGAGATGGTCACGGCGATTGGTATGATCGTCAAGGGAGTCTTGTAGCAAAGACTGTCAATGGTAAACTGAAGTTCTTTGGAAAACAACGTCCTCCAACTCCTGGTGAGAGGGCTGATATGGAAGTGCAACAGCAACAAGCTGCTGCGGAACAGGAGAAGGCTGAGAGAGAAGAGATTCGTAAGAGAGAAGGTGATCCTGCAGATATCACCGTCGCATTTGGTAGATTCAATCCACCCACAGTTGGTCACGAAAAACTTCTGAACCGTGTCCGTGATGTGGCTGGTAAAGGTGAGTATGCAATTTACCCATCACGTTCTAATGATCCTAAGAAGAATCCATTAGATCCCAAGACTAAGATTTCTTATATGCAATCAATGTTCCCCAAACACGCGGAACGTATTGTTGATGACCCTGGTGCAAAGACAATCTTTGATGTTCTCAAGGGTGCATATGGTCGTGGTGCAAAGAGTGTCAATATTGTTGTTGGTGCAGACAGACTGAAAGAGTTTGAGAATCTTGCTAACAAGTACAATGGTGATCTGTATGACTTTGATCGTATCCGCGTAATCTCTGCTGGTGAAAGAGATGCAGAGTCTGAGGGTGTAGAAGGTATGTCTGCATCTAAACTTCGTGCGGCTGCTGTCAAAGGAGACTTTGATACTTTCAGAAAGGGTGTACCCAAACCCCTGGGAGATGAAGGAACTGAGAAACTCTATACCACTCTGAGAAAGAGTATGGGTATTGAGGATAAGAAAGAGAAAGAAATCCAGAAGGAGGCGTGGCAGTTCGCCCCCAAATTTCACTGGAAGACTCTCAGAGAAAATTACATCAACGGTAAACTCTTTCAAGTTGGTGATTTGGTTGAGAATGATAACACGGGCCTGGTAGGTAAAATCATTCGCACTGGTGCAAATTACATCATTGCAGTGACCGAAGATAACATTATGTTCAAGTCTTGGATTCGTGACATTACAGAAGTGTTCACTAACCAGTCTGGTGTTCCTGCTGACCAGAGAGAGGTTGGAACTGATGCACTCCGTCAGTATACACAGCGTTTAAGTCATAACCCAGTCATCCTGAATTTTATAAATAAATCTAGAGAAAAACGTGCCAAGAGAAATGTTCCCATCTGAGAACCCATCTAAACTTGATAAGTCGATTATGGATGCTTACCTCTCAATTCACGAGGGAGTAAGAAAAGGTCACGCTGCTGGTGATACTGACATTGCAAAACAGGCTTCTCAATTAGCTTCTGACATTAAGTACAAGGCTAAAGGGAAAGTAAAACCTGGTGCGAACAAAGAAGAAATCAAGAAAGTTTATATGGCTTTACTTGGTGGTTCTCCCGCTCCTGCTCCTGTAAAGGTTCTTGCTAAGAAGAAACTTCTTGGTGAAGGTTATGATAAACCTGATGAGAAACTGAAGACTGATCGTGATGGCTATCGCGTTCCTAAGAAGGACGCTGATGAAGCCAGAGAGAGACTTCTTGCTAAGTCCAAGAAGAAGAGAGAAGAGAAAAAAGAAAAGATGGAGGAAGCAGTAGAGGGTGGTTCTGCGCCTAATATGCCAGCTCCTGTTGTAAAGTTTGTTGATGAGTTGCCAGGTAATATTAAAAAGGTGGCTAAGAAAGTCAAAAAGGTTGTAACTGGTGAAGAAGTTGAATCTGATGGTGAACAGATTGATGAGAAGAAGATGACTAAGGGAGAAATGAAGAAGAGAGAAGAATATGTGAAGGGTATGAAGAAGTCCAAGAAGGGCTTTGAGGAACGTTATGGTAAAAGAGCTAAAGATGTAATGTACGCAACCGCAACTAAGATGGCTATGAAAGAAGGATTAGACCCCGTAGGTCAAGAAGACAAAGACGTTGACAACGACGGTGACCACGATAAGTCGGACAAGTATCTTCTCAAGCGTCGTGATGCCGTCAAGAAGGCTATCGCTAAGAGAAGAATGAAGGAAGGTTTCTCCAGCTGGAGAACTGATCTGAACTACTTCGACGAAGCAAAAAAGTAGGAGGGGCGTCACCTAAGTCACCACATTGCGTGGTGATGCCCCCTAAGGATGATGATGAAGCTCCAACAACCAAAGAGGTTGTAAGCAAGAAACACAAACAGATGTTGAACAGAGAGGAGTTAGATCTCTCTCTGATTGCTTAGGCTTTTGGTGGTGTATTGGTAGAAGAACCCAGAGTTGTTCAACCTAGTTTGCCTGGAACTGGTAAAAGATCTGTTAAGAAGAAAGAAATCAAGACAGATGAAGATCCACTGGCAAAACTGAAAAGGCTTCTGAAGACTAGTAGAGCCGATAAGTACAAGACTAATGAACCCGTTTCGGGAAAACAGGCACAACAGTTCGATATTGACATCGCGGGTAAAGCTGCAGATGACAAGAGTGGTGCTGGTGGAAAACCTGGTGCTGGTCAGACCAAATCTTTAAGAGGTCAAACCCTCACCAAAGGCCCATACAAGGGTGCTACTCCTATCAGTAAGGCAGAAGCTGATATTCTGAGAAAGTATGCAAAGTCTCCTGGTGTTGGCCAAAACCCACTGAGATCACAACCTGGCAGTGGTGCTGAACTCACTACCGGTAGAAAGAGATCACTCAAGGCTTCTGCTAGAAGAGCCGTAGAAAAACAAGCACAAGCAAGAAGATCTGCTGTCGGTAAACAGATCAGACAGGCAGGTTCTGAAGTTCTTACCCAAATTCAGAAACAGGCTAAGAAGGGTAAAGAAGTTCAGGGTAGAATGACTCGTTCTGTTGAAAAGTGGGCAAAGAAAGAGGGGCCAAAGGTTCTCAAAAAAGTTCAAGGTGAGGTTAAGTCAAAAGGTCAATTGTCTCTGCCTGGTCTCGGTAGATCATTTGGTAAAGGTGCAAGTGCTAGAGGTGCCGCTGCTCAAGATGCTGCGATTGATATTGCAAAGGATCAAAGAAAGGCTGCTGGATTTAGAGATCTTGCAAAGGCAGTAAAAGGAGTCAGACCTGTAAGTGGTGCTGCGCGTGATCCTTGGAAACAGTTCCCCAAGAAACCACAACCACAAAGAGGACTTCCTAGAACTGGCCCATCCAGTCCACTTCCAAGAACACAAGCACTGCCTCCTGCAAAGAGTCAAAGTTTTGCTGGTGCATTGCCAGAACCAAAACCAAAACCAGCATCTACTCTAGTTGCGCCTACTAAACCAACATCAATAACAAAGACGGGTGACACTAAGATAAAACCCGTTACAGTCAAAGATATCACTCAGACTGTTCAGGATAAGAACAAACCTAGAATTACTAAAACATCAACCAAACCAACACAACTACCACCAGCGAAACCCCCAATTTCCAGAACTGCAGGAACAGTTGCAAACCTCTTTGGACTTGGTAGAGCTGTTGTCAAAAAAGATCCTGTTGGTGTTGTTATGCACGGACTTCAAGTCGGTCAGGAGA